AACCACAAAAGCATATTTAAGTCAAGTACAACCCTTTATATATAAGGGGTTGAGCAATTAATCTTCTCAATCAAATCGTCATAGTTCAATAAGTATTTGTTACCGGACTTAAAGTTCTTTACTATATCTTTCTTGCACATTTCCCTAATCACATATTCGCTTATACATGAATTAGAATCCTCTTGCTTTATTTCTTTTAAAGCCTCTTTTATAGACCGTATTTTAGCTAATGCCATTACTTATCCTCCTTGTTCTTAGTTACTAACTGTTTATATATTTGATGTATACCAGTAGATGATAATCCACTAGCTGAACCTATTACTATTGCAGTTAGAAAATTACTAGCTGAAATAATACTGGGGTCTACATAATATGTTATTAGTCCTATTATTCCACCTAATGCCCCTGCTATTATAGGTATTAGTTTTATGTACTTTTCCTTTCCCTCTACTATATATTTGTAGCCTTTTATTATCCCAAAGACTAAAGCACTTATTGCGGGTACGATTACTATATTCATAAATTTATATCTCCTTATTTCTTTGCGTTTTGTTCTAAAAGATAGTCATATAACTCTTCTTTTACTTGTATGTAGTTTTCAGTTGCTTCATGCATTTCCCCATTAGTCTTTCCATCCCTAATAGCTATTGCATTTGCATGTGTTAGATTACCTAAGGCATTGATACTTTTTATTATTAGTATCTTTTCTTTCACGCCTGCTTTCTCTAGCCTGTCTTCATTTTCTTCTCTTTTTTTAGTATTTTTTTGCAAAAATAAAAGCACCATACCTGAGATGATGCTTGCTAGCAAACTAAATATTAAGTTTATCCAATTCATATTATTCTCCTTCTATTACACTTATCCTGTAAATCTTTATCTGGTTAACTTGTCCTGTATAAACTCTATCAAGAACACCCCCACTAGAATATGCACCAGAATGCGTAATCTTAGTAGCTACTGAGCCAACAAATATCTTTTTAGTAGATGTATGATATGAAAAATAAATATCAGCAAGCCCTTGAAAGCTATTATCTGTTATGATTAATTGTCTCCTTATTGATGGAAACCTACCATTGATAATATATTTAACATTATAAAAAGCACTTACCACTAACGGAGTTCCTCCACTAACAGAAGTCTTTAATTCGTTAGCACTAAACTCTATCTCAATTTGTTTACCGGCTAAATCAATAGGAGATGTAAATACCTCAGTATAACTACCATCAGTTATAGTTTCACCTGTCCATATATCTTTTCTTTTCAATATCTTCTCTCCTGTACCTGTCTTAACATAATCAATTGCGTTATACCCACCTAGCTTTGAACTATCCCCAACACTCATATTAGGATAATTACCATCAGATTGCACTTCGCTTGCTGGAATAACTACATTGCCCGTTTCACCGTTTACAGATGAGACAGGATAAGGTGGCGGATTAGATGTTGAATACTGCTTTACATTATCTACATTAGCTAGCCCCACATCATTTTTATTTATTACCACTACTTGTGTTTTTCCATTAACTGATTTAACTGGATAGGGTGGGGGGTTCTCTTCGCTGTATTGCCTTTCATTCGCCACGTTTCCCAAACCTACGGCTTCTTTGTTTATACTCGGCTTGTTGTTCAGCTCATCATAATCACCGCTTGTCGCCACACTGTGCAAGCCATTAACTTTTGACGAATCAACATCTAATATATCATCATCAGATACCTTATCTTTAAAAGCTAATGATTTAAGGTCAGCAAAACATCTTCTTATCTTCCCGAATGCTACCTTTATGACCTCGCTAGCACTAAGATTCACCCTACTCTGATGAATAGTTGAACTTACTACTGCATCTTTTACATCACTGCTTGCTATCTTATTATCTTGTTTCTGCTTTAAATATTTCTCATTTTCTGCTAAGGTATTAAAAATGTCGGGGGTTACTTCATCACTCCCGACATAATCATTCTTAGGCTCATTCCAGTCTGCCATATTCTACTCCTTTATTCCTTTAGTTATCATCTTCAAACCTCCATCATATTCGAGTTTGTTTGTTGTGCATTTACAACTATCTAAACTATCAAATCTATCTCTACAATTGAATGTGTTATTTATATTCAAGCCAACATCACCTCGCCAAGTTATCTCTATATCTTTTCTGTTATATGCTAGTCTTGCTAATAGTTCATTTGCTACAACAATTGCATCACTTTCGTTTTGTAGATAGTAGCTAGTTTTATGATTATATTCCTGCACCCCATATTTATTGATACTAATCGAATCTTCTACCTGTACATATGCCTTTCTTTCTTGGACGATATTACCCTTGATTATTATTGTCATGCTCTTACCTATATCCGTATTATTCTTAATCCTCAAGTTAGCATAGTCAACATAATAATCGGTACTTAATATTTCTATATCGCCTACACAATCTACAAAAGCATTGCATATTAAAGTATTGAAACTGCAAATTAATTCGATTTCTTCATCAGCATTTATATAAACATCTTTTTGATATGCTGTTATTATTTGCTCGTTTATTACAATCTCTGAGTACTCAACATTTATTCTATTTGCAAAGTCGTTTAGGTTACTCTTAATATCATACTTAAATATCAAATCACCATTGATTTCGTTATCATATTGTAAAATTGAATTTGATTTCGTTATAATAAGCACTCCATCTCTATCTGTATAAATATTGATTAAGTAAAACAACGATATATTGTTTAATATATCCCAAATATAACTCTTAGAAATAAATGCAAATGGTAAAACGATATCTCTTAAGCTCCCATCAATTTCATAATTATCATATACACTTTCAATTACATTTTCTAGCAGATCATATATAGATACATTAAACGAAAAGGGATAACCTTGATAAATAGTTCTTTGCAATTTCATCATCTTGTCAGCACAAATCACCTTTACCCATTGCTCATTTTGAGGCACTTTCCATTCAGATGAATAAAACTCGCCTAGCTTTGTGAATTCTATATTACCATTGTTTTCAATCCCTATATATGGTACAACCTTTCTATCTAGCAAAACTAAATCTTTAAGGTATCCTCTATCAAATTTTCTATCCTTATTAAGCAAAGTTATAGTCGCTTGATTAGAAGTAATTCCTGCCAGAGAAGTACTATTCCCTAGTTCTTCAATCACTTCAAATCCTTTAATATTGTATCCATCATAAACTTCTTCTAGGGTATTAAAGAAATTAAGTATCTTACACTTCGCATTATATACACTCCACTTTCTTATCTCTAGCCTTATTCTTACAACATCAAAAGGCACCTCTTCGAATTTAATCTTTAGAGATATTTCATCATTCCCTTGTATGTCTTTACTTACTATCTCTTCATCATTTTCATTAAAACAAGTAAGTGAGAAATCAACAGGGTATTGGTTGAGTTTACTGTCACCAATAATTACCCAGTCAATTACTGGACGTTTAATAAAGGTTACTTCTATGTATGGATAAGGATAATCAAACTCACCGTTTTCGTTGCTCCTACTCTCTGACCACCAACCACAGATTTGACCTTGCTCTCTCATTTGAAAGCCGCCACCCATTGTTGCATTGCCGTCCATTGTACAAGCTTTTATTTCAGGTTCAGCATATCCATCAAGTATTTGTGCCATATTTGATATTTCACTCTCTCCACTAGCATTCACTTTCAAGTCTTTAGAGATTTCATTATCGGCATATATGATTTTTACTTTGCCATACACTCTTCTCACATTATCTAAATATCCCATATTGCTCCTATAAAAAAAGCACTACCTTTTGGTAATGCAGATTTTCAACTATTTATTCAATATATTTATTTTTTAATAAACTTACATTTAGGATAATTTTCACAACCATAAAATTTACCATAACGACCCTTTTTCTCAACTAGCTTACCGTTACATCTAGGACATATATTATTATCGATATTCTCTTTCATTTGATGTATCCCTTTAATATGTTCTTTATTTGTTATATCGCAATTTGATTTTGCATCAATCAAACACTCATAAATTTCTTTCATTTTATCCAAGTTTAGTTTTTCATCAATTGGCTGTTTTACTATTTTTCTTAACTTCGATAATGCAACCACATTTTTAGCCTCTATAAATTTTGTATTGTTTTGAACAAATACTACTACAGATTTTACTGGAATATCTTTTGGCAAGATTTTCTTTAATCTATATATATGAGTAGCGTTTTGTTTTAAAGGATTATATAGTTTATGTTTAACTTTTCCATAAGCAAGAACCTGTGTCCATTCTTGTTGCTTTTCTTTTCCATATATTCGTCCAGAATAATTTTTTGTTTCAATAACAAAAATACCATTTTCATTTATTAATATATGATCAATTTGACTAGATTTCCCCTCATCTACCAACATATAATTATTAATAACATATTGAAAGCCCTCTTTAGTTTTACCTAATACAATTTTAACTTTTAATTCACCTATAAAACCTTTGCCTTTAGGTGTTTTCAACCAACTTACAACTGTAAACAAAAATAATCCAAGTATTATAAACACATAAATCCAATTCTTCATATCTACCCACCTTTAAATGTTTTAAATTATTATATCATGTTATTAGTAAGATTTTATACTTTAATTTTCAATAAATTCAATATAAACATCTCTCCATATTAATTCACCTTGTCTAAAGAATGGAAGATAGGAAATATTATTGGCATAGACCTCTAGTTCTTTATCTTCATAGAGTTTAATTGTGCAAAAGTCGTTTTTCTTTATCTCTAGCAATAGTAACTTCATATCAGTATCATTTATAAAGTCCCATTTAATATTTACTTCATTTTTATAGGCTACAATGTCCACAACCAAAGACCCATTAATAGTTCTATCAGTATTTTCAATCTTTGTTTCGCCATGTTCTATAGAAGTAGGTTCTCTACTTAAATGTATTCCATTAATCTCAAATATCATATCTTATCAATTTTCACTCCTTGTCTACTTAGTTCTCTTTTAATCTCTGGTAAGATTAATCTTGCAAAACTCTGACCGTCGATATTAAGCTCTATGTTTTCACTGTTACTATTTCCTAACTGCATTGTTGATATTGCCATTAGAAGTGAGTTTGTTAAATCATCACCTTTACTTTGACCTCCTGCATTAAATTCACCAGGCACAACATTAGAATTTATATTACTTCCGATACCTTGAAGTGCAAGACTAAACTTAGGCATAGACTTAGAAAGACCGCCCATAAACATATCAATCATATTAGGCATCCATTTATCACTACTAGCACAAGGTCCTTTCTTGGTAGGTGAACTGAACCCCATATAATCTTTTATAGTTTGACCTAAGTCTTTTATCGTATCACCTACAAATTCAATTCCATCCTTTAATCCATCAACGAACATATCAATTAAGTTCTTACCCCAGTCATATGCATCTGCAATAAACCCAGCAATCTTACTTTTAATCTCCGAGAAGATGTTTAGAACACTATCTTTAAGGTTACTTACATTATCTTTTGCACCTTGCCACATGTTAGCGAAAGCATTAATCACATTATTCTTTATCTCATTAACCTTACTTGTTAAATCAATTCCTAAAGCATTAAAAATAGAAACAACAGTATCCTTAAATCCATTAGCAAATCCTTTTATTGCTTCGAATACATTATATAATAGTTCGCTTCCCTTCTCTGCAACATTATTAAAATGCTCCCAAGCAGTAGTCCAGTCACCTTTGAATAGAGCAACAATAGTACCTACCACTTCAACTATAATTTCAGCAATATTCAAGAATGCTTTTATGAGTGGTCCTGAAGCTTGGATAATTCCATTAATACAACCAAGTACAATTGTTAATAGTCCACCTATTACAATTCCTAATATCTCAAACACTGGTTTAAGTAGTTCATAAGTTTCCTTTATAACTACCCATAATGATTTTATTAGCACTTTCAACTCGTTCCATATAGGCTCAACATTAGAAAAGAATACTTTGAAACTATCCCATAACTGAGCAAATGTATTTTTTATTAGTTGCCCTAGCGTGCTTACAAATTCTTTAGTTTTAGCGATTATCATCTCTGCGTTCTGTGACCACCAAGCAGTAATATTTGCTATGCAATTTATAATTGTATTCTTGATATTATTCCATAACGATACAACCATATCCCTAAAGTCTTGGTTAGCATAATAGAAATTAAAAAGTGCTTGCTTTAATGTTGCAAACACTTCCTGTATCTTCCTAGAACTAATTAATATCACTTCCCATATATTGTATGCCATATCAATGACACTTGCTAGTATCTCTTTATTATTCTTCGACCACCAAGATTTGATTGATGTTATTGTAAAGATAATCTTTTTCTTTATATTATCCCATATCCCATTAATCTTATCTCTGAACTTCTTGTTGCTTTTATATAACCATACTAGTGATGCCCCTAAGGCTACAATAGCTACAATTACCAATGCAATGGGTGCTGATATTAAACCTATGATTTTAGTAACTATAATTAATATTTTAGACAGCTTAGATATAATCAATAATAAAGGACCTATTGCTGATACAATAAGTCCAATTTTAACTATTTTCTCTTTTATGTCTTTATCTAAACTATTCATCGTACCAACCAGTGGCATTAAATAATTCTTCGTCAGCCGTTGCAATGAGGGTATTAATAAGTTTCCGATTGAGATTGCAGTTTCCTCTAGCATTGACTTTAGTAGTTTAGTTGTACCATGCATAGTATCTAGTTGCTTTTCTGCCATTTCTGTTGCACTTGATGTATTAGTTATCTTAGCAGTCATATCACTTAAAGCATAACTTCCTGTTGAAACTAAAGACATCATACCAGGACCAGCTTTTAGTCCAAATAATGCAATTGCATCTGAAGCGGACATACTAGATTTTTCTAGCACCTTGATTATATCAGATAAACTACTTGTTGCTGGATTTATCTCATCATAACTAATTCCTAATTTTTCAAGAGTTTTATTTATCTCAGAAGTTGGTTTTAGTAATCTAGATATGGCTCCTCTTAGGATTGTTCCTGCTTGCTCACCCTTGAACCCTGCGTTATATAATAGTCCTAAAGCAGCTGATGTTTCTTCTATGGAATACCCTAGAGTATGAGCAACTGGTCCCACATATCTCATTGACCCAGCTAGCTTATCTAAAGTTGCTTGTGAGTTACCTATTATACTAGCAAACACATTAGTAACTCTTCCTGCCTCACTTGATTCTAAACCAAATTGATTAAGAGTAGCTATCACTGTATCTGTTGTAAAGGCAAGGTCGGACTGAGTTGCTGAAGCCAAGTCTAGAACAGGCTTAATCGAATTAGCCATTTGCTCTACTTTGTATCCTGCACTTGCCATATAATACATTGCATCAGCTGATTCTTTAGCTGAAAATACTGTGGTCTTACCCATCTCTCTAGCTAGCACTTTCATTCTCTCAAACTCATCTGCAGTAGCACCAGATACTGAACCTGCATTTGCCATCGCTTGCTCAAACTTAGTAGCTGAGGATAAAGCAATACCCCCTAATGCCATTAAGGGGGCTGTTACTCTCATTGTTAAGGATGAACCAATATTTCCTAGTGTATTTGAAACTGAATACATCTTGGATTGTGCAAGTTTTAAACCTCGAGTCAATCCGTTTATATCCGCCCCAATCTTTACGACTAGGTTTCTTATTATTGCCATATGGGTCCTCCTTAAATTAAAAACAAGAGCCTTAACGGTTCTTGCTTTATTTTTTATTATTTAATTATTTTTTTAACTCTATAAAACCTTAAATATACTTGCTATCATCGTTTGATAACTCCTCTTTTTTTTCTTTATAAAATCTTCCTTTCTTTCATTTGCACATATATCTCCATGATATTTGTTACCTTCAAAGGGGCTTCTTCTTACTTCCGTAATATGATCTAATGACATCATGCGCAATGCAATTTTCAAATCTTTAAAAGGACAAATTACAACATCGCTAAAAGATCTTTCTCCTTTTTCGTTAATTCTCTCTTTTAATTCTTTTAATGCTCCATCGTCATCATACCAATTTATAGAACATTCAAAAATATTTGAATTATCATTATAATCAAAATTAAAAGCACTTTGAGTTACTTTTTTTTCGCAACCATATGTAGTAATTGAATTTTTTTGAATTCCTCTTAATATAGGAATATCCTTAGATGTTATTGATGACATAATATATTATTTCCTTAATAGTTTCATTAAGATTGATGTTTTTCAACAATTCACTATGACTACTAAATTTCCCTAATTCGAAATTATTTGACACAAAAACATAGCTCGATTCATTTTGATCATTCTCAAAAATAAAATTGAAACGCATATCTCCAACTATCCATTCAAGTGCATAAACTCCTTCTTCAATAGAACTTAATAGTAATTTGGGAAAATTTCTATTTACAATACTCTTTTTCTCCTGATATATTTCATTAAGCTCTTTTTGGAAAATTTCTAAAATATTATCAATAATACTTCTTTTAGTTGTATCATCTATTGATTTGCTTTTTTCTAATGCATCCTTTAAAAAGTCTAAAGATATTGGTAGTTTCTCAGAATAATTTAAAGGTATATCTTCATTAACATCTGAAATTGCACTAGAAACATATACTTCTTTATTTGAATATTTACTTTCACTAAGATCTGAATAAATCTTGTTTCCAGTTCCTATATTTCCTTCTGTTTTCACAAATACCCTCCCTAATAATACTAAGTAATTGGCGACATTGCATCATATAAATCTTTTAATATTACAGAATAAAATATTGCTGATGATGAGTTATGTAGTTTTTCTAATTTTTTATCTATATCTTCAAACTTAATATTATTTGCATAGAAAACATCAGAATCTAATATAAAGCTACTCTCTTTTTCAGAGGTGTCTGATGAAAATTTGCCTAAAAGAGTCATTAATCTAGCAATATTACCATCTTCTAACCTTATTTCGACAATATTTTTATTATTATTAATATAATTTTCCATATTATTATCTGCTAAAAACCCAAGAGCATACGGCTTAATTAATTCCTTCCAATTCTTTTCTTCCACTTCCAATTCTTTCTTGTTAAAACCATCAATATACCTTAAACCTATTCTAGTAAAATAACTTGGTTTATAAATTTTAATCAATACATCTAACAAAAACAATATTCTTTTCTTTAAATCATTCCAGCCATCGTATGAAGTAGATGTAATAGCAATAAAAGTAGGTGCCAAAGATACTTCCCATTTCTTATCTTCCGAACTAAACTTGTGCTTTTTATTCTTTATTGATTTTACATCAGCTGTCATAGTCTCTTGATTAAAATTAATATTATTATCATATTCAATTATTTGATTATACTCCGGATAAACCTGAGATATTTTTTTCTGAAATTCTACCGGAACCTCATTTATTATTAATTTTGAAGGAAACCTTATTTGACATATTACTTGCTTAAGTGGAGCTTTCGCAAAAGTAACCTTTTTTGCTTCTTGAAATTTATACATTTTCTATTTCTCCTATATATATTTATAGTACAAGTTCTAATAGTATATCACTTTATTAATATTATTTCAACTTTATTATATCATTCATTCTATGAATAATAAATACCTTATGTTATTCCTTTTTCTTTTGCCATTGCTCTAAGTAACATATCCCCTTTGCTTTTCTGTGGTTTTTCTATATTCTTTAATAATTTTTCTAGTTTAGATAGTTTCTTTGTTCTTGATAGTGCTTCAATATAATAAGCAAGGGTGATGTTTTCTTTTAGTTTTGATTTGTCTTTTTCTTGTTTTTGTTGGGCTAGGAGATTAATTTCATAAGGTGTATAGTCCCAAACATCAATGGGACTAATCCCTAATTTCAATATAGCTTGCTCAATCAAAGCATCTAAGCTTTGCTCTTTAACTCCCCCAAGTTCTGTGTTCCTTTATCTTCACCAAAAGCTAAGCTAAAAGCTTCAGCTAGTTTATCAGCTATCGCTGTAATATTAGAATGCTCGTCAATTAAGCTCCGACACTCTCTTCTGTTAATTCCTTATCTTCATGAATTAGCCCCGCATACAGAATAGTTCTCAAATCTTTCATTGATATATTTTCTAAATCTAGCTTTGTTATAGGTCTACCTGTTAACTCTTCAATCTTGACTAGTGCATTTATACCATATCTTAAGTTTCTAGCCTTATCTAAATCTATTGTCACACTCTTTCTAATCTTACCCATGATCTATACTCCTTTCACATACGTTAATTCGCCAGTACCAGTGAACTCTATTGATATATTCACCAAGTCATCAACAGGGTCTTCTATTGATAATCCATTGATATAACAATCACCTTGATAATAATCTGTATCATTCACATACATTTGAAGTATTACAGTATTACCACTCATGAAAGCATCTTGCAATTTCTTCTGCCCGTTTTCATCAGTATGCACTTCATAATCACCGTCAGAACTTGCTGTCCATTCCTTTAGCCCTGTTATATAATTCTTCCAGTCTTGCCCTAGAGTTGTAGTCTCTAATGTTTCAAGACTTAGGTCAAGTGACCAATTCTTTATTCCTATTATTGTGACAGGTGTTTCTCCACCTATCATTATCTTTCCAACTTTTCCTGCTATTGCCATAATAATTTACTCCTTATTCTCTTCATATTTAAACTTGAATTCTATATGCCATAGAAACTCTTCTTCATCATAGTTATCTTTTGTATTAATATCTTTAGGCATATCTGTGATGATGTCACATGATTGAACATAAACTCCATTCATATCACCTTTGAAATCTAATAGTAATTTTATAAAATCTCTGCTTATTTCTCTTACTTCTTTGAATGATTTATCGTATATATCGAACTGCACAATTTGCACAATAAACCCTGTATGCTTCTGCAGACTTCTATCATAATATTTAGATATAGGATTATATACAACAGAAGGTAAAATGGGAGTTTGTGGTAGAACTAGAGGATAAAGTCTATAAGCTATATTCTCATTAATACACTCCTTTGATACAATAAAGCTTTGCATGGCTACTAGAAAATCTACCATCTTCTAACCACCGCCTTAGCTATATTATTGCTTATCCTATCATTAATCTTTTGGATATTTTCATCAACTGCCTTTCTCATAAATGGGTTGGGCTGTCTACCTTTAGCACCTAGCTCTACAAACGCACCATATTTTATACTCTTATCATATTCAATCTTCACATCAGCTTTGGTGTTACTTACTTTGTTGTCGTTCATCTCAATTGATTCAGCTAATCTTCCAGTATCCACAGGGCAGTTTTGCTTCGCATCAGCTAAGGCAATCTTACCTCCCTCTCGAACTGCATTTCTTAATACATTAGATGCAGCATTGCCCATCTTCTCTAAACTCTTAACTATTTTGTTACCACCCTCAATCTTGACTTTGCATTTTTTCTGTCTTGCTGAATAGTTTCTCATATCTTTTCACACTCCATAACACTCCATCGATTTCCTTCTTCTTTATTTATAACTGACACAATATCATATAAGGTATCTTTGTGCTTCACCCTATATTCAGTAGTAAGCCCTGCATAGAAACGAACAGTAATTATCCACTTTGAATAATCTTTTACCCTATCTCGTTCAAAACGCTCATCACCTAACTTAGGTTCAATCTTAGCCCATACCCTACCTACCGTTATCCATTCATACTTTACTGCACCGTATTCATCTCTTACTTCATGTTTTTCATGTACTTCAATCCTTTTCTTTAATTCACCAATCTGCATAATATTTAGAACTCTTCCTTTCTATATGGTGAAACCATACGCTTCACTGTTATAACAACATCACCCATATCAAGTCCGTACTTTCCACTCTGCCTATTCTCATATAACGAGGCTATAATATACAGCATAGATTGCTCTATGGTGCTAGGCAATTCTTCAAACTCATTTAGCTTTCGTCTTAGAATATTCTCTATCATTTCCTTTGCCACAATAGCTAAAGAAGTGACAAGGGTATCCTCATCACTTCCGTCTATTCTTAAGAAAAGCTTTATCTTATCAAGTGGCATTCTTAGTAGCTCCTTTTGTCGTTGCAGGAGTAGTAATATCAGCACTCCTTAATAAACCATTTCTTCTTGCGAGAGTTACATATGGGCTTACTGTGCTATTTCCTTTATAAGGTGATAGTGATTTGTTCCATATTGGTTGACCATCAACTCTATAAATAAATCTAAATACTTGTTCATCATACAAGAATCTTACATGGATAGAACTCGCTTGATTTATTCCACCTTTATCTATTAATAAGTACTGGCTAATATCCGCAAGCACAATGTCTCCTACTTTGCCTGCTTTATTACATTGTTCTAGTGGTATAACAGGTCTACCAAATATTGTCGCATATGGCTTTTCTGATAATCCTCCTGCTGGAATATAGACTGGCTTATCCCCAATCTTCAATGTATATAAGTAAGGTTCTAGTTCTTGGTTTATATACCATACCGCATTCGCTCTTGACCTTGACCAGAGTCTATTCCACATATTGATTAAGTTGCCAACTGTTATATTATCCTCTTGGGCAGTGTCAATAGGTACTCTAACTAGAGCGTCCGAATTTAATATCCCTTTAGGTTGACCATCACCAGTACCGTTCAATATTACATCATCCATTTTGAAACCGAACTCTTCTGCAAATGCTTCCTTTATTACGCTTTCTAAAGCAACTGAATCTTGAAGAAGTTCATCTGTCGCATAGCAAAGTCCTGTCAGTTTCTTTAATGACAACTCCATCTGCCTAAACTTAGGTCTACTACTTGCAATCTCATCAGCTTCATTCTGCCAGAAAGTTAGAACCCCACCCCAGCGACTTCCGTTCGCTCTGCTATCTTCATCAATAGAGTTTATCTTTAAACCGTTAGAGTTATTCGATATTGGGATATGTCTTACCTTGCTAGCAAGTATTCCGGTTTCATATGTTCTTTTGAGTAACGAAGTTACAAAATCAGTCTGTACCAAAAAGCCACCATCACTAGGTGTAGTTTCATTCAAACCACTTGCTGACCTATTTGATAATCTAGAATCTACTTGCCCTCCTGGTGTTGAACTTCTGTAAACCGCCATCATCTGTTCGCCTAATGAATTGAACTTTCTAGTTTCTGTCTTAGGCTCCGTTTTCACTTCCATTTTCTCTTCTGCTCTTTTGTCGCCATTATCTAATGACAAAATACTTTCAGCTCTTTTGATAGTGTCATCCCATGACCTTATATCACCCTCTAACGTGTCGAGTTCCTTTTGTTCGTCTTGATTTATATATCTGCTTTCAGCTTCAGCTTGATTCAGTATCTCCATAGCTTTTAATCTTGACGATTCTCTCTTTGCTCTTAGTTCTTGTAATTTCTTTATATCCATAATGTGTTTAACTCCTTTTATATAAACTTATATCTATTCTTTAATTTATCAAGTTTTATCTTACTTGCTTTGATTTCTTGTTCTTGTTTATCCTTATTAATCTTATCTCTGTACTCTTGGTATCTCTCCATTGCTCTTACCCCAATCTCGGTATCTGTATAGGCTGGATAAGTAACGGTAGAAACATCGAAAAGTTTCACTTTCCTAAGCTCTCTTATATCTATCCCATTATCAGTTCGCCACTCATCTTCTTCTACAATAAAACCAAAGGACATCTGATTGATGTCCCCTCGCTCTATTGATACTATTAAATCCCTCGCCCAAGTTGTATCGGGTGGGTGTATCTGCACCCTTAATCCCTTCTCATCTTCAATGAGTTCTAATGTATTTGATTTATTTCTACCTAACACATAATTAGGGTCATGGTTAAAGAGTGCTCTTATATCGTCATTTTCTAACGAATCACTAAAAGCTCCTCTTTTCACCATTTCCTTAAACGGACAAATATTTCCAAGAGTTTCAGACCAACTATCAAATATAGATGCGTAGCCTTCAATTAATAACGGTTCAGCCGTCCCCTGTTCTACTCTTATCTCACTAAGTGACAGTGTTCTTCTCTCTTTTTTATCCATTGTCTAATTTACCTCCTGTTTTCTCATTCCCTACATTTGCATTCATCATATTTCCATTAACCAAATACTTATTACCTCCTTGTTCTTCACTTATCGGATTCATATCTTCTAGCTTTCTTATATCATTAACTGATAACCAGCCATTCTGTCTGCCTGTTGCATACCCTTGCATTCTTGTGTTAAAATCGCCTCTAAGCAATCCATCAACATTGAACTTCGAATAGTACAATCTCCTTTCATTATCATTAAGCAAACACTTGTATATCGCCTGCTCCCATCTAACTAGCCACGGTCTAATGGTATGCTCTACAAACTCTATGCTTTGATGCTCAATGTTAGAAAATGTACTTCTATCAAGATCACCAACCATATGAGGGGGTACTCTAAATATCCTACAAATCTCATTAAGTTGATATTTCCTAGTTTCTAAAAACTGTGCTTGCTCAGGAGGTATCCCTATCTCGTGATATTTCATACCCTCTTCAAGAACAGCTACCTTATGTGAATTCTTTATTCCTTGATATACCTTGTTCCAAGAATCTCTTAACTGCTCGGGGTTCTTAACTAATCCAGGATGCTCTAATACTCCGCCTGGTCTTGCACCATTTTGAAAGAAATTAGCACCAAATTCCTCAGTTGCTATTGCTAGATTAATTGATTTCCTTGCTTGATCTATAGGCGATATTCCTACAAGCCCGTTATATGAAAGCCCTACTATATGGAATATTTGAGATTTGTCATACGTAAAGGTATTAAGAGATTTATCTGTGTATTTATATATAATCTCTTCTGTTTTGTCATCTCGTTTTACTTCCATATATCTTGAATCAAGATACCATAATTCTTTCACATGACCGTTACTATCTCGTATTATTCTTGCATACGCATTGCCATATAATAAAAGGGAAGTCATCATAACTTCCCTTAAACTAAAACTTGTCATTTCTTCATTTGGCATTAGGCTTAGAACATCATATAACGGGTGCTCTTTTGCCTTTATTCGGTTATCCTTTTCTCGCCTAAATAAAAACAGTGGCAAGCTAGCCACTGTCTCCGATAATATCCTTATACACGCATAGACTGAACTCAATTGCATCGCCCGAAACTCGTCTATGTACTCTCCCGAGTAATCTAGGTCAATGCCATTGATGAAGTCTTTGAGTTTACTATTTTGGTTCAGTTTCTGACGCTTCTCTCGTTTCTTTCTTCTTAGCATTAGACCTCCTTTATTCAATAAGCGATTCTATTATTTCATCTTGTCTATTACGATACTTAGTCCTATCTTTTTTATAGTCAATCCAGTTTTGGTTATTGGTTTCCCTTTCACCTGTTATTATCTTATTAGCTTTCCAATCATTATTCTTAAACCATTGTTTTATTCTTATCAGCTCTGCTCGTGTTTTCATTCTCTCTATATGTTTATTCATAATCTATTACTCCGCTTTATTATATAGTTACATATACACCATGATATTCAGTCATTCCAAAATCAAGATATTTATTTGGCAGAACTAGTCTTTCTGCTTGAACTAATACATGATATGTACCTAATGGAACACCATCAATTAATGTAGCTTTATCAATGCTAGCATAAGTATTCATACCTGATGTTACATCAACATTTACGCCTTTTATCTCTTCCATTGGTTCTAAACCTAATAGCAAGAACCTAACTTGATAATCCGTAACTCCATCCGGGAAAAGTATATCTGCTTTATATATACCCTCTTCTAATCTTAGATTTGTAGGTGTGGGCATTACTCCATCAGGAGTTGCTAGATTGAAATCCATTCCACTCTGAAGAAACCCACTCGCTGTTGGCATACAAATTGCTAAAGA